GTAGTAATGAGTCACTTAAGTGATGTACAAGAAGGTTTGGAATATATTTTTCATATAGATCAAAGAATAGAAATTGATAACAAACTTAATTTTGTAAAATGGTTAATTATTAAGCTTGAGGGAAACTTAAATCAAGATATTGATCCCGATAAAATGTATGAAGAATTCAGAAAGAGATAAAATTATGGCCCGTTCGTCTAGATGGCTTAGGACATCGCCCTTTCACGGCGGAGATCAGGGATTCGAATTCCCTACGGGCTACGAAGTTACTTATTGTATCCACCACACCTCAATATGGTGAAATGATACGGTGTCATTTAAATAGATGAGGTTGGTTATACCGTACTAATTCCATTAAACTTGATATGATAAGTAACTTTATTATAAATGTTCTTTGATATTAGATCATCTGCTGAAGGTAAGCAATAATATTTTGTCAGCCAATCAACGATAGCGTTGTTGCATAAATATTATAGTTATGCCAAGAGAACGATGCTTACTGTAAGATTAAATAAACAGCGTTACGAAAGTAAGAGTGCCTATTATTTAATTCAGCTTGGAAACTGACACATGATCTTTTATGCTCGGTTCGTATAATGGCAAGTACCCAAGACCTTCAATCTTGGAATACGGGTTCGATTCCCGTACCGAGTACAAATTTTGGGGAGATGGCGAAATGGCAGCCGCCCTTACCGCAAGTAAGAGTTGTTACCCGAGGAAAACACTACAAGTGATCATAAGAGTGTAAGTACGGAGGGACAAATCGAGGTTCAACCCCTCGTCTCCCCACTAATAAGTATTGGCCCTACCCAAAGGGTGAGAACCAGCGGTTGGAAGGAGTTCTCGTTAAGCACAATAATATTATTGTGCTCCAATACTTAATGCCCGGATGGTGGAATGGTAGACACGCTGGTCTTAAGAACCAGTGGCCCAACGGTTGTGAGAGTTCGAGTCTCTCTCCGGGTACTAATCTTTAGTGTTACTCTATGAACACTATATGCATTAAGCTATACGAAAACTTTTAATGAACATAGATATATAATAACAATAAACTAAAATTAATACAAACAATTATGAAGAAAACACTTTTAATTCTCGTTGCAATTGTAGCTCTTGCATTAGCATCATGTGGTCCTAAGAAAGCTGCTCCTGTTACACCAGCTGCTGATACAACCGCAGTTGCAACTGAAGTTGTTGATACGGTAGCCGTTCAATAATCTTGTTAATCCGCTCTCAGAAAAATCTGAGAGCGATTTTTATCTGGTCCTGTAGCCCAATCGGCAGATGGCAATAGTCTCAAAAGCTATTCAGTGTGGGTTCGAATCCCACCAGGACTACAAATTTTTATATCAATATGAAAAAAGAAAAAATTAATCTAAAAATTAGATTTGTTAAAGATAAAAATTCTGATGGATATACTGCTTATCTTAAAAAACATGCTATAATAACGGAAGGCGATTCAAAACAACAGGCAATGTTATTTTTATTAGATGCTTTATATGATGTAATTAAATATAAAGGAATCGAACTTTTGCATTAAAATTCACTAATATCTAAAATCATATGTTAATTATTGAAATTGTTCTAACTATTTTCGCTTGGCGTAAAGGTTGGAGATGGCTTGCACTTATACCTACTGCGTTGGCATTATGCATAGGTCTTTTACTAGGAATTGGAATTGCTGCTTCAGGAGGATCAGTATCTGCGCCTAACGCTGCTACTATAATTATAGATGTTCTCGCTATCATTGCTCTTATTGTAATGGTAACTAAAGGACCTAAATCAAAAGAAACTAATGAGTAAATACAAATCAAAGGCTTGTTGGAATTATCGTATAGGAACAAAACTTTTTTCTTATCATAAGATTTTTGTTGGAAAAAATGATGAGTTAGCTAAAAGACCAGATCAACGTTTATTTTCTGTAATTGAAGTTCATTATAATTCAAAAAAAGATGCAGATAATAACAAGCCTGCATCTTATGGTGAAGTACATCCTTTAACAGATTGGGAAGATATAAAAGACCTTAAAGTAACTTATAAATTAATTAAAAGGGCTTTTAAAAAACCAGTACTTGATTTAGATAATTGGCCAAACAAATATATTGATAAAAAATAATTAAGAAAATATTTTTCTCTGTCAAAATTATTTATTATATTTATAACGTATTAATACATAAAGTTATGAGATATAAATGGTATACAAAAAAGCAAATTAGAACAAGAATAGAAGAAGTTCTTGTAAAATGGTATAGTGAAGCTCGTCGTGATAGAGTTTTTTCTCTGATGAATCTTATCGGTGATTATCGATATGATTCAATGCTTCGATATATAAAGCAGACTTTATTTTTTCACGATGAGCCCGCTAGTAGAAATGGCGCTAAATGGTATTTAAAATATCCAGATGAAAGTTCTAAAAAAATGGCTAAAAGAGTCGTAAAAACAATACATATAGATAATACATGGTATAAAAATGAAAAAGTATACTCAAAATCAGGAAGAATATCTTAATAACGCTCGTGGATGCGAACGTAGTGCACGCGCAATTATATTTATAGGAATTATAATAATTAGTTTAATTGCAGTAGTAGTCTTTTAATTAATAAAAATATTATGAGAATTATCTCAAAATTTAAAGATTATTATGATGGTGGAGCATCTTTTGGAGTTGATGTAACTCATACATATATTCGTGAAAGCAAGGATATTAATTATATAAAATATCCTTATTATTGCGATGTCATAGGCTTTTGTGGAAAAATATATCCATTTGATAATGCAATTTCTATATTAAATGATGATCCTAAACAATTTACTAATTATGATACAGATTATAAATTTGAGCAATATAAAGATGATAGTTATAATGAAAGATATCGTCTTGTAAAAGAAGACGGAAAATATTGGACATTTTATTCACATCTTATGGAACATAAATCTCCTCACAGTAAAAAAGAATATTTTGACATTATTAGAAGCGATAAGAAATTATTAGAGATTTTTTTACAATATAGTGTCCCGATATTTCATATAGGCCACGTTCCTGGTTATTATGAAAAAATTCTTACACTAAACCCTTGTCTTAAAGATTATGCATTCTACAAGATTTTCGATACTATTCAGGCGTTTCAAGAGATTCAAATGTATATTTCTAATGTGATTGTTTCTGATACGAAAGTAGTTGTTCCAGTAGGAAGTGATAATGTAATTAGAGATAGCAAAGGATTTGATAAGTGGACATTTAGAAAAATGAAAGAATAATTTTTAACTTATATTTGTTATGAATAAAATTAAAGGATTTTATTGCGGCAATACAGTTAATATTGGAGATAAACACTTAACAGTTACTAATACTGAAGACATTACTTCGTATCGTATTTTCGTTGTTACTGATGTTTATGAAATAAGTCCCAATCAAAATGCTTATGAGTGTACACGATATAAAGTTAAATATCGTGGAAAAATTACACAATTTAAAAACTAAATGACAAAATTTTTAAAACCTTTTAATAAATAAATATATAAACTATAAATAGTAATTATCATGAAGTAGACACATCAAAAATTAATTGTTATCACTCGTAGAGATTTATCTCCGGGATATCAAGCGGTACAATCGAGTCATGCCGCAATTGAATTTCAATATGAACATCCAGAAATCGCAAAAGAATGGAATACTAATTCTAAGTATTTAGTTTTTTTATCTGTTGAAAATGAATACGAACTTCAAAGATTACTTCAAAAAATTCAAATTAGAGACATTAAATATAGTACGTTTTTTGAACCGGATATCGGTAATCAATTAACAGCAATTGCTATTGAACCTACAGATAACGCGTGGAAATTAACATCTAATTTGCCATTAACATTAAAAGAAATAGAAGACAAATGAAATACATTGAAGGAGATTTACTAACATTCGCCAAACATGGAATGTTTTATGCAATTGCGCATGGCTGTAATTGTTTCTGTACAATGGGAGCAGGGATTGCAAAACAAGTAAAAGAAGAGTTTGATGGTGCATATATCATTGATCAGCAAACACAAAGGGGAGATTATAATAAACTCGGAAATTTTACTAAAGCTTATCAAAACGGAGTATGGATATTTAATTGTTATACACAGTATCATTATGGTGGCGAAAAGCCATTTGATTATGAGGCTTTCACTCTTTGTATGAGAAAAATAAATTATCATTTTTATGGAAAACGAATAGGCTTGCCTTTAATTGGCGCTGGCTTGGCTGGTGGCGATTGGAATATAATTGAAAAAATAATTGAAAAAGAATTAAAAGATATGGATGTAACCATTGTCAAATTTAAAAAATGATGAATAAAATTATAATAGAAGGAGAAATTGGTGATGAAGTATATATCCTTCATCATATTGGAAAAGTTACTGCTTGTTTTAAAGATTGGCCAGAAATGATAGCAGAGGGAAAAAATATGGAAGAAGCCCATAACAATCTCGTGAATTTACTTAATGATGTTTTGCAATACTCATATAAAAATAAAAATTAAAGTTATGTCAAGAACAAAAAAAGATTTAAGAAGTAGCAAAAGAGGTTTTGGCAGATATTGGAATTTACCTAAAAGAAAATTAACGCCGTTTATTTTAGATGCAAATAAAATTGAAGGCAAAAATGAAATAATGGGGCCACCACCCGATAATGATATTAAACAAGATGATTTTAATACAGGCGAACATTGGCATAATGCTAAAAATGTACGTTCTATTAGAAAACAGATAAGAGCAGAAAGAGATATTGAAAAATCTAGAGCAAGAACAAAATTGAAACGTGAATTAAAAAAACAAATAAAAAATATGGAATAGGTTAGCAGAAATAGAAGCCCTTAACGATTTTTATTTTATCAGAGACAACCTCAAAGACATTTTGTCCTTGAATAATAAATTAATAACTAAAATAAAAAATCATTATGGAAACAACAATTGAAAAAACAACCGCAACAAAAGTTGCATTAAAAATTTTAAAGTATGAATTAAAAGAACTTGCTGCAAAACAGAAGTATCTCAAAAGAATAAGAAAAGACGCAACTTTTTCTTATGACCAATCAAATGGAAGAATAATTTGGGATCCAATGCCTCCAAGCCAAGCTCAATCTGAAGTATACTGGAATGGAAAAAGATTAAGATTAATGTACGCCGCTTATGGATTATTAAGAGGAAAGAAATTTTCACAGATAGAAAATCATTATCCTGAAGAAACACACCCTCTTAACAATTTCAAAAGAGAGATTGATTGGCAAATTGAGACTTTACTTAAATCATCAGTAGTTCAAAATGCTATAAAAGAATAAAACTTGGGGTGAAAATCCCCAATCGGCTTTGTAGTTCAACGGCAGAACACCGATCTCTAAAATCGTATATGGGGGTTCGATTCCCCCCATCGCCACAAAACCTTTTCAATAAAAAGATATATAATTTATAAATATCATTATATTTAAATGCATTATATAATATATAAAACGATTAACATACAAAATAATAAATTTTATGTCGGAAAACATCAATCCGACAATTTATCAGATAATTACTTAGGTTCTGGCATTGCATTAAAATCTGCTATCAAAAAATATGGTAGAAAATCCTTTAGAAAAGAAATTCTATTTATATTTGAAACTGAGGATGAAATGAATGCAAAAGAAATAGAGATTGTAACTGAAGAATTTGTAGCAGATAAAAATACATATAACACAGGTGTTGGCGGAAAGGGCGGTCCACATTTTAAAAATAAAAAACATACAGATAAAACAAAAGAAACCATTAGAAAAAAATTAGTTGGAACTACTGCATCTCAAGAAACAAAAGATTTAATCTCGTATAAAAATAGTTTGCGAGTTTTATCTGATAAAACAAAACGAATATTAGCCGAAAAACAGCATTTAGCTCAATTAAGAAAAAAAATACTTGCGGGGTCGTCTGGAGACAGTCCCAGCCCGGGCTCATAACCCGAACAACGTAGGTGCAACTCCTACCCCCGCACCAAAAGTTTCTCATTTCTTTAAAAAATGAGTGGTTGGGTTTCAAGTTTCTCTATTTAGAAGAAATAGAGTGGCGGAAGGGAAAACCTCTCCGGCGATACAGCGTATCAAAGTTACGTGCCTAAAACGTAGCATTTTTGCCCTGTAGTGTAATGGCTAGCACACAACCCTTTGAAGGTTAGAGATACAGTTCGAGTCTGTACAGGGCAACTAAAATAATTTATGAAAATGATTATTAATGAATATGATTACAATGAATATAAAATAGAAATACATGAACACCCAATATATCATGATTTTGAATTTGTAGTTAAACAAAATAATCAAGTAAAATTTACAAGCACAACGCCTTATAAAACTGAAGATGAAGCTCACCTCGCCGCGCAAGCATCTACTAAACCAAAATAATTTTGAATATGAAAGAAGTAACATCTGGAAATTTTGTTGAAGTAGTGTTAGAATCAAAAAAGCCCGTAATTCTCGATTTATGGGCTCCTTGGTGCGGACCGTGTAGAATAGTAACACCTATTTTAGAAGAATTATCTGCAGAGAATACAGATATAGAATTTGCATCATGCAATGTAGATGAAAACCCTGAAATTGCTAATATGTATAGTGTAAGAAGCATTCCTACGATATTGTACATAAAAGAAGGCTTTGAAAAAGATAGAACTATTGGTGCTGTTGGAAAAAATACGTTTAAAGATAAAATTAATAACTTATTATAATGGATGAAAATCGAATAATAGCAGAAAAAGTTAAAAAACTTTTAGATATGGGATATAAACAAATACTAATTCGAGATGGAGAAATTTATGCTTGTGCAGGTATAAAACATATAACTGAAGAAGATATAGAAACTGCGCCTATTGTGCAATATACTACAAATTAAAAAAGAGGGGTTAGACCCTCTTTTCTTTTATATAACCTTGTGTTGTTTATTTAATTAGAATTTCTGGCCACAATTGGGACAGAATTTATGAGAAGTCTTTTTTCTTCTAGTACCGCAATTTGTACAAAATATCTTTAAATCTTCTTGAACAAGTGCCTTCTGCGATTCGGGAAGAATTTTCCAAGTAGTTTTCCAAGTATACGATGGATTAAATTGCATCGAGTCATACTCAAAGTTTTGATTAGAATGCGCACCTTTTTCAACTCTTCCAGTTTCCTGAGGAGCTGAACTGGATATTCCCTTTGTTCTTGCTGTTCCTGTAAGTCCGTCATTTGTTAGAGATCCTATTTCAGGCCCAGTACTACTATAATAACAAGCGCTATTAGTTTGACATTGGCCAGTTAGATTAATATTATTGGTATTACCGCCATAATTTATATCAGAAATAGCATTATCAGTATAATAAACCCAACTAGGTGAATCATAAGTATAAAAACCGCTTGACCACATTATCGGATGATATTCTTCAAAGAATTCAACTTCTACAAGACCATTGTTTTTGATTGCATTTTTAACGATGTCGTTATTACTGTCAACTTCATAAGTTTCAAATAAAAATTTCCTAGCATCATCAAGATATCTTTCAAGAAATACTCTTTCACCTGGACGTAAAATAATTCCAGAACCAAGAGAGTTTCCGTTTAAACTGATTTTTGCTAAAACTTTGTTATTTGTTGGATTGAACAATTCAAGTTCGAATTGATCTCCATTTCGTAGATAAACGTTTTGATTGTATTGTTTTACTCGTTGTCGACCTTTGGTGACAAATACTGTAGGCACAGTTGCCGTTTGATAATGAAAATGTTGTATCATATTCCTTACGTTTTATTTTATATTTGAGAATTTATTTGCTGGTATTTATCCAACTCAAATGTTTCTTAAAAACACTAAATCCTCAATCACAAGGTTATTTGTATTTATATATTTAAAATATTTGATAGTTTTAAACTTTAACAAAAATTTAACAATGAATATTTTTTATTTGATTATTTATAGTTATATTTACAACATCAGACTTGATTTTAATCATGAATTTTTATTCATATTAAAGTTTTATTTGATAATATGTTGACAAACAGACAAGAGGGTGTAAATCCGTTTAATCAGAACGGCACCCTCTATTTTTAACAAAAAATTAACAAAAAATATTTTTTATTACAAAAATTATAATTATATTTGTAATGACGAATTAAAATAAATACGAAGGGTGTAAATCTATTTAATCAGAATAGCACCCTTCTTTTAACAAAATTTTAACATTAAGTTTAAAAACTAATTCTTTTTAACTTTATATATAGATAATAATAGTTGTAGTAAGAGAAGAGTTACTTCGATCAATTGTGAAAATAGATAAAAAATACTCTACTCAAGTTTCTCAACTTTTGCATAACACACTTTTTAGATAACGCATATTTCTAAATTTAAGTTGTGTAAAGCCCGAGAAACTAAGAATCTTTCGGGCTTTTATTTTTAAATATGATATGATATGGAAAAAAGAGTAATGATAACGAGACCAATGATAGGCATATGCTACATGCAAGTATGTGCAATATCAGATGCAACTGATGAAGAAATATTAGAAGTTGCAAATGCAGAAAATCCTTCAGGAACGACAAATGGATGGTCTCAAGTTGCGAGAGAAGATTATGAAGATGAAAGAGGAAGACCAGTTGTATGTGAAGATGATAAAAACAGAAAGCACTTTATGTTAATTTGTTAAAAATATGATGCAAAAACTATTTAGTATAGGAGACGTAATAAATGGGTACTGTAACGGTTATTTTGGAAGAGATGATTATTATGAAAAAATTTGTGTAATGGTAACTAACAGATATGCAGTATTTCAATATCTTAATGGAGAATGGAAAGGGCAGGCAGTAGTGCTTAATTATGATGAAAGTTTAGAAGAATTAATAGCAGAATGGAAAATAGATTAAAATGAAATTGAATTATAAAAAATTATCTAGAAGATTTGATAAAATATTGGAGAAAATAACTCCAGAAGAATTGGAGAAATATTGTCCAAAAGATACACGTCCTACGGGATGGATAAGTATTGAAGATGATTTACCAAGATGTATAGGAATAGATTTTGTAAATCAAGGTTATTCAATATACAAAGTTTTAGATAAAGATGGCAACGAATTTTTTAGTAGAGTTTGTGATCATAATATATGGTATTACGGAGCAAAGGAACAAGGAATAACACATTGGTGGCATGAATAATCTACAAATAATAGTTAATAATGAAGCAATTAAAACTGCTTTTGGAAGTTACGCAATACTTGATAAAATTGAAGTATGGGATCATCCAGCGGTTTATCAGTTTGCAAAAATAATTTCGAATTATTTAGCGATGTTAGAAAAAATAGAAAAACAATAAAATGGAAAAAATTGATATAAATTTAAGTAGAGAAGAACTTCGAGTTAAGATGTGTGAACTTCAGAATGAAGCTTATAAATACAGAGAGGCAATTGATCGTATAGATAAGGCTAAAGAGGTTGAATATCGAAATAGTATTATAAATAAATGTTATCAAAAAGATTATGAATATATGCGAGTAGAAAAATTTAATGAAAATGAGCGTGCAATAGGTACAAAACTTTATATTTATGGTGAAGAAATGGGTTCGATAGAAATAAATCATGAAATATGGGAAGATAGTATAAAAGAAGCTATTAATATATCTCATGAAAAATTTAACGAAGTGTTATCAAAACTTTTAAACGAACTTTACTCATACGAAAATAATAAAAATAAAAATAATTCTTTGAGCAATGTCGCTCAATAGTAAAAAAGGAGGTCAATTATGGCTAAGTACAATGAAAAGAGAGAAATGACTCTTAAAGACAAGAAAGACGGCATTAAGTCTGTTATTACTCACCAGGGTGGTGAAGGTTACACTCAGAAGAGTGAAAAGGAATTTGTAGGATTACTTGCTACAGGTTTGTCTAATACTTATTACGAAAAGGAAACTGAACGTGAAAAGCGTTTCAGAGAAATTCTTGGTATAGTAGCATCAAAAAGTCCTTTATTTGCTGCTAAAGCACTTATTTATGCACGTACTGTTTTTGGACAAAGAAGTGTAACTCACTATGGTGCAGTTGAAATGATCAAGTATCTTTCAGGCTTAGAACTTGGAAAGAGATTCTTCTCAAAGCGTGATCGTAAGGAAAATCGTGGAGGTATAATCTACCGTCTTGATGACATGGCAGAAATTCTTGCTTGCTATCAAGCTAAGAATGGCGTAGAAGCTCCAATTCCAAACGCAATTAGAAAGGGGTTCAAAGATGCAATTGAACATGCTGATACTTACACACTTGCTAAGTACCAGATGAAATCGAGAGGTGTTTCTCTTGTAGATATTGTGAATCTTGTTCATCCAATTGCAACTCCAAGGAACGGTACTATTGCTATAACCGAAACTGAATACCAGAAGGCTATAGCTGGAACCAAGTTCGACCCAACTAATATGAAGAAGGGTAAGGATGGAAAAAGACTTTACAAGCCAGAATATGCAAATATTCCAGTTCGTACTGAAAAGGGAACTATAATTCCTGCACTTCATGCACTTATTCTTGGTTTGCTTAAGCAGTTTGATACTGTTGAAGATAAGAATACTGATGCAGGTAAGACTGTAGCTGCAAAGGTTAAGTCAGGTGAAATCACTAAGGAACAGGCAACTGTTGAACTTAATGAAGCTAAGACTGAAAACTACGCAGAACTTATCAAGGAAAAGAAGATTGGATATCTTGCATTACTTCGTAACATACGTAACATTCTTAAAACCAATGATACTGCATTACTTGATATGGCGTGTGAACAGCTTGTTGATCAGAACTTTATTAAGAAGTCACTTGTTTGGCCTCATCAAATCGATCTTTGCGGCGAAGTACTTCAATCTGAATTCAGAGCTTCTCAATTAGGAAAAGTCTTAACCGCGCTTAATACTGCGTATGAACGTTCTATTCCTAATCTTAAAGAACTTATGTCAGAACGTAAAACTGCCGTAGTTTATGATTCATCAGGTTCTATGTCAACACCAATTTCTTTAGGAGAACAGAAAAAAGGCATCGCCAGCGCTCTTGATAAAGCCGCATTAATTGGCGCAACATTTGCAAAAGGATTAAACGCAGATGTATATACATTCGCAAATTCGTGTAATATATGCACATTTAATCCGACAGATAGTATTAATTCTATAAAAAAATCAATATTATCTTGTGCAAAACATGGCGGAACTTCTTGGGAAAGCATTTTTCCTGAACTTTTAAAAAATGGTGGATATGAAAGAATAATCATTATTTCAGATGAGCAATCTCATGATAATGCCTTTAGAGCTTATAAGGAATACTGTGATAAATATGGCATGCCTTATCTTTATATTGTTAATATTGTAGGTTATGGCCCAACCACTAACATAAAAGAAAACAATAAGACATATCGTTTATATGGTTATACTCAAGATATTTATATGAAAGCCACAACCGCTGAAATAAATATTGATCAAGTTATTGAAGAAATCAATAAGATTGAGATTTAATGAAGAGGGGTTAGTTCCCCTCTTTCTTTTTGCAATTTTCAAAGTGATAGTGTTTCATGCCCGCGATACCACCAATTTTATTACAATAAGGACACTGTATTTTACTTTGTTTCTTTCCTGCTTTTGCATTACGCATTTTTTGAATTGTTTCTAAAGAATGTGTTTTTCCGTGCATAGGGTTTTTTTCTCTTTTATGAGAAATATTTTTAAACTTTTGTATAGTTTCTTCGCTATAAACATTCGTTTTTCCTTTATTCCAAGGTTCTTTTCCTTTTCTTGCTTCACTTTGTTTTCTTTTAGCATCTTCTGAATGTCTTTTATTGTACATTCCATTTTTATTACCAGAGCGTGAATTACTCATTTTTTTTCGCGTTTCATCTGAAAAGCAGCCGTTGAACCCTACACCACCCATTGGACTTAAATTATAGCCATTAGGATATAACGTATTATAGTTAATGATATATTTTTCTTGGGCTTTAAACGCTTCTTCTTTAGTATTAAAAAATTCAAGAATTTCACGTTTAAAATTTTCTTTTCCATATTCGTTTAAAGCATTTTGAAAATATGGTCTTCCACTACCTAAATATGAATCATCTATTATATCAGATGAATGATCTCCGATGTATCGTTTTCCATTAATTAAATTAGTTGTTAAATAAACAAAATGAAATTTCTTTGCCATAAATACGTATTTTATTTATATATTCATATGAATTTGTGCTAGAAGTAATGTTAATGTATGCAGAAATTTTTATCAAGTAGCAGATAATGTTTAAATTATGCATTTTTTATTAAAAAACTGTTAAAAACGTTTCTTCGTGTCAGAAATTATTGTTATATTTATACTAGATTAAACAAAGTAACATAATGAAAACAAAGAACATTTTTTTAACAGTAGCGATTTTACTTGCATCTTTAGCTCTTAATGCTCAAACGGGCACCATTCCTATGGGAAATGTGGATGTAGAAAAAATTAAAAATGAGGACTTTACTATTATAGCAAAAACAGCAAACGGTATTACTCGTATTCCTTCACTTTACATTAGAATTCATCACTTTATGTTAGATGGAAAACATTATATAACTGTTGTTATTCCAGAAGTGAATGGCGTATATGATTATGTTCAAGATGACTGGATGCTTAAAGATCTTAAGTGGGAAGCTGCGATAATAACGGATTTAAGTGATATGAAAAATAATCGTCCTTGCTTTACGTTGCGATATACTATATGTGCAGTAGAAGATGATATGGAAATTACAGGTTTTACATTATTTACCTTTAAGAATAATCTAAACAGCGTTACATGCAAATTATATGGTTCAAAATTTGAATTTACAGATTTGGAATTAGTTCAATAAGATTGAAATCTAATTAAAAGGAGAAGAAATTCTCCTTTTGTTTTTTAACAAAATTTTAACAGCCTTTTTGTACATCGTATTACTATATTTTATATTTTAGTATCATAATACATTGTAATAATGAAAAAAAATAAAAAAGAAGAACCTTATGTTGGACAAAAAATATATGTTCCAACATCTCTTTATTTAAGTCATGGATTAGATGATTTTGAAGGAGGAATTGCTACCATAACAAAAATTGAAAAAGACTATAATTTAATGGTAGGAATTAAAGAACAACCAGGCACTTTATATAACTGGAAATATTTATTAGAAAAACAAGAAGAATTGAAAAAAAGATTCGGAAAAAGAAAAGCTCATCCAGATCCAGACGATAGGCCAGAATTTAATAGATGGGACTAATTATGGAAACATTTGAAACATACGATGGTACTATTCTTAGAAAAGGAAAAAAGTACAGATGGTCAGGCTCTTCTTCGGGATTATACACAGGCTGTTCTTGGAAAAATTTTAAGTGCAAAATTATAGACATTGTTAATGAAAAAATATACTTATATGATTATGATGATAAAATAGAGTATGCGTGTACTAATGAGTCATTACGAAATATGAACGCAACATTTAAATCATGCAAAATTTCTTTTTAAAAACTGCTTACTTACTTGGACAAGAATCCCATTGTGTTTCAAAGCAAGTAGGATGTCTTATTGTAAAAGATGGCAGAATTGTATCTACGGGAATTAACGGAACTCCTAAAAAATACAAAAATTGCGATGAAGTATTTAATATTCATAATTTTGATCGCGAAGAACACCATACGTGGTCAAAAATTCATGAAATACACGGAGAAACAAACGCTATTGCTTTTGCTGCAAAAAATGATATTGGAATTGAGGGAGCTGATATTTATACAATACTTCAGCCCTGTGATGAATGTCTTAAAATGATAATAGCTGCTGGCATTAAAAAAATATATTACGTTAATACTTATGATAAAGCGTTAAAGGGTAATGATTTGTGGAACTCTATTGAATATGAACAAGTTAAAGATCCAGAATTATTAGATTGGTTAGAAAAAGAGGAAATATTTAAAAGGATAAAGTATGAAAGCAAAAAGCTATAATCTTCATATAATATCTTCTAGAAAAAAATGGGGTATTTATACACGAAGTGGTCATAGATCATTAAAAAATTTTAAATATAGAGATCTTGCTTTTCTTTATGCTACTATGTTGTTTGAATTTAATACAAAAATTATAGTTCACAATAGTGATGGTAGTGTAGATTTTATATACAATAAATTTTATATACGATAACTTAAATAAAAAGATATGAAAACTGAATATCGAAAAGTTTCTAACGGAACGTGGGAATTTCTTGAATATGCTGAAATACGTAAAGTTTTTTGGTTATTCAAGAAAAAAATTTGGAAGAGAGTTCCTTGTCCTTATTATAATACTACAGTAGGCAGAAAAAATATGGAAGTGTATACTCATGTTAATTCTTTAAGAGATGATCTTGATAATTTTATTACAAGTTGGCCCAATATAGAAGATTATTGGCCAATATTTAACGAAGAACAAGATTTTATTGAGCGTAAACTAACCAAAAAAATAAAGGAATATAATATTTTTTAAGATGAAAGCACTAATTGTAACTGATATACAAAATGATTTTTTTCCAAACGGGTCATTACCCACATGCAATAACGAAAAAATTATATTTGCTATAAATGATATTCTTCCAAAATTTGATTTGATAATTTTTACAAAGGATTTACATTGTCACACAATGTACGGATTTGCATCATATCAACTCGAACATTATGGAAAACGGGCGTTTGATAAATACGTAAATGAACAAGGAGAAGAAGACATTATATGGCCAGATCATTGCGTAGAAAATACATTCGGCGCAGAATTTCATCCAGATCTTTGTTTAGAAAGATGCAAAAAAGATTTTTATATTTTTAAAAAAGGTAATATGCCTCATTATCATCCTTATACTGCTTTTGGAGAACAAAACGAAATTGGAGACAGCGAACTTGAAGAATTTTTAGATGAAAGAAAAGTAACAGAAATTTTTATATGCGGAATAAACGGAGATTCATGTGTAAAAAATACTGCAATTGATGCTGCTAATTATGGCTATACAACTACAGTTATTGAAGACGCAACATCTTTTCTTGACGATGAAAGTAAAATTACAACTACAAATCAACTTATAGACAAGAAAATTAAAATAATTAAAAGTAATAAAATATAATAATATGGCACTATCAAATTGGGATTTAGGAGTTAGGGTACGACTTAAAAAAGATTTGTCTAAATATCTAGTTGGGCTTGTAGAGGGATCTGAAGGATATACAATTGGTGAATATGGAGAATGTTCACGACGGTTTGATCATTTTGCCGGTGTGGATTTTCCCGGAATTGGAAAACTTGATGTTACAATTGATTCTCTTGAAATAATAGATGATGATTATCTTAATAAATTTGATTATCGCAAAAAAGAAAAATTTGAAAAATACAAATCAGCTAAAAATATTGAAGTTATTCTTGGACCACAAAGAGGATTTAAATATTTACACTTTGAATATATGGACAAAAATATTCCTAACAGTGTTGGAATTGGATATAGAGAAGAAGCAGAAGAAATTATAGAATATTTTAAAAGATTGAAAAAATATATTAACATAAAAATTCAATCTAAAAATAAATAAAATAAATGGAAAAAGAATATGCAATTAAATGCCTTCTTGGAAATCACATTGTGGACAAAACTCTAAGAACATTAGAAGAAGCACAAAAAATAGCGGATGACTTAACACGCAAAGCGCATATGGCCGGATTCTTTGATATGGATTATATACCTGTTAAACTTAAAAATAAAAAATAAATGGCACTATCAAATTGGGATTTATTAGCAATCGGAAAAAACGGTAAAAGTTGTGATGGCATCGTTAAAGGAAAAATAGCATCACTTGAAATATATAAGAATTGGGCATATGTATCTTCTGAAAAGATGTATCAAGATGGTGGCCCATATATTAATCCTATTATAGCATCAGTTTCTAGTGGTGATTTACAAATTGGTAGATTACATATTAACGCTATTCGTCATTCATTGCAAAATTCTATCTTTGTATTTGTTAATGCTTCTACATATGATAATAACAGTAAAGAACATTCAAATTACTTTGCAGGAATAGGATGTTACGGCTATTATACTAAAATTAAAGAATTTCTTAAATGGAAAGGAATAGAATTTCCATATCATGATTATATGGAAGGAAGTCGCAATTATAGGACAGGTATTAATAACGAAACAATTCCTTTAGAAAAATCAGTTGATTACATATCTCTTCATGATAAAGACGGAAATCTTTTATATGAAACAGAAATAGATGAAGAATTTGGAGAATTAACGGATTTTGTTGGTGTAATGCCAGAAACATTTGAGGCTTTCAAGAAATGGTTAACGATAGATGTAAAAGATGATAATAAATATTCCAAATCTTTTAACAAGTGGCTTGACAGTATAAAATGGGATAGCTTAACTAGATTTAACCAAGGAGACGCTTTTTTTGTAGGTAGTAAAGAAGCTGCCACAAATGTGGGCAATCAAAATGAAGATACTATTTTGATGAATATTCTAAAACCATAAATCATTATATTTTAACATAAGTTTAACAAAAAGTAGTGCACTAAGTTAAAAAAATATAATATTTTTATTCAATATATATTTAATAAATGTTCTTTAAATAACTGTAGCAAATTTTGTGATACTTCGAAAAAGCACGTCTGAAAAGACAACCCGCTCTGCAAAGAGCTCATGTAAGTTAAATTAGACAACAATGGCAAGGGTTTGCGGTTTCGGCCAATAAAACTGAGTGTAAGATGCCTGATGGAACGAATAAAATAAATTTCATACTTACAAGGAATGTAGAAGGAACCCGTAAAAAACCTCTGGAGAGATAACTCCTTAACTCGCACAAAATGATATTTCTCAGTTCTGAATAAGGGAGACGGACGCTTAGCGACCAACTCCCTTTTCTTTTTTAAATATATAGAATTATATATGAGATAAAAATGTTTAATTCTAATTTTTTAAAAGGAATAAATACAAAAAACTTTTTTGATGGTTATGTTCCATTGAAACCTAAAACATATTGCGTAGTGATTATATACAGCAATAATTATAAAAAGGAAATTTATGGAATAGAAAATCCATGGAAATTCATAAATGCTATGAAAAAGAACATAAACGTCAAAGATTGTTATATAAAAAATGAAAATAATCCATGAAAAATGTTCATTATTCTATCAAACAAACGCGTAAATGTCAACAGCATCATTAGCTACAATGACACTACTAAAACTTCTGTGGGAGATAAGCCCAAATATGGAATAACTTTCCATTTTCAAAATCAAAATCAAAACACATCATCTTATGGGAGCGAACCTCGCGAGACACTTTGGTATGATACTAAAGAAGAAAGAGATAGCAATCTTGCAATATTAGATAAACTACTAGATCTGCAAAAATTTTGGAAATAATCGCATAAAAGTATTATTTTGTCAAAAATATTGATTATATTTACTCTATAATTAATAAAGGGTTAAGTATAATGAAATTAAATGTAGAAACTGGAAGTTTAATGAATTGGATTACTGGAAATACAGCTCCAATTACACCAGAAGTAGGGATGGGCGCCACTCTTTTATTGTGGACAGATAGACATGCAATGACAATTCATAAAGTTGATTTTTCTGGCAAAATTAAAAAACTTTGGGCATCTAGAGATAAATCTACACGTATAGATAATAATGGAATGTCAGAATCGCAACTTTATGTATACAATAATGACGATAATGATATATCTGAAAATTGGGAACTTTTTACTCTTCGTAAAGACGGAAGATGGCATCGCGGAACTAAATTAAGCGGAAATACTTTATTTATCGGTCATAGAGACGAATATTGTGACTATTCTTTTTAA